TGCCATGATTTCTGCTTCTACGTCAATACCATGTTGAGACTGAGCATCTTGTGCTGCCTCAAATGTCCAACGTGCTTGTAACTTACGTGATTTAGCTTCAACAGCTTGACGTAAGATTTGTACGCTGATTTGCTTACCACCGTTGCCTTCTAAGGCAGCTGTGTCGTTAGCAGTATAGTAACTTGATGTGTCAGTACCATATGGAGTACGTGAATATGCTTGAGCAATCAAGAATGGACTTAACGCTTCTTGACCAGCTGTTACGCTAGTTTGAGCGGCTGAGTTATCAGTCAAGTTGTTTGCATAACGTACACGTAATGTATGAATCTGACCTACTGGACCAGTCATTGGCTGAACGCCTACCAACTCATTAGCGATAACAGTTGGCATTACACGACGGATAACTGGAAGAATCACACGGTTTAATGTAGCGATATTACCAGATGTTGTTGTTCCTGCTGATGATTCAGCTAACAACTGTTTTTTAGTGTTTTCTAAAATAACACTCATTGTTGAGCGGCGAGTGCCTTTTAAGCCTTCTAACAGAGCTTCCTTGGTCTCGTCCCAACGGCTTTCTAATAGAACTTTTGACATTTTATATTCTCCTAATCTATGTCTTTTTTTTAAAGCCCTGCCAGACGCTTGATATCGATAACGTTGTCACGTTGGTCCATATCAACTTCTTGTTTCTTGGCAGATTTATCACCAGTTACTTCTTTAATACTTTCGCTTAAAACAGACTTGGTAGTCTTGTTTACTGCGCCAGAATTTAGAACTGCTGGTAGATACTTATCGAAAGTGGCTTGCAATTTTGGTGTTTGCACACTTTCTAGTAAATCCTTCATTACCTTAGCCTTCTCATTGTTTAATGGAGCAAGTAACTCACTCATCATTTTTTCACGTTGATTAGATTCTTTGATAATGCGGACTTCACGTTCCTTTGTTTCAACCAATTTTTTAGTTTGGTTAAGTGTTTCGATAGATTCAGCTAATTGCTGGTCTTTTAATTGTAATGCATTCAATAACTTGCGTGTTTCCGCTTTGTCATTTAAGTGTGTTACTGAGAACTCACTTGCAAAACTTTCAAAGATACGACGGCCAAAGTTGTTTTCTTTTGCAACTTTGATGTCTTCCTTCAACTGGCTCAATTCGCCTTTAAGATGTGTAGTTACAACCTTATTCAATCTTTCAGCACTTTCATTAACAAATTTTGCTTTTAGTGCTTCTAATTGTTTACGGCCTTCAGCAACTAACTTAACTTTGGCTTCGACTACAGCTTTCTTATCTTGTGAGAATTCTTTGATTTCACGTGCTAAAGCATGAACAACGAATTGTTCTAACTTTTGCTGATTTTCCATTTGTAGTTTGCGCTCGCCACGTAATTCTTTGATTTCTTCAGCTAGTTTAGTAACCATAAAATCATTGAATTTTGTTGCGTGTTCACGTAATTGCTGTTTAGCTTTTACGCGGTCTTCGTTCATTGCTTGTCTTTCAGTTTGAAATTCGGAAATTTCTTCTGATAAACTTTCTGTAACCATTTTATCAAGGGCTTCTACCATCACGATTCTGTCGTGTTCATAACGTTGTGCGAATTCCTCACGTAGTTCTGCACGAACTTGTTCACGTGCCTCATTTAACTTAGATTCCCATGCTTCATTTAGAGCCTGGCCTACATCTTCGTTAATAAGTCCACTTTCAAGTAATGGCTTGATAGCATCAAACATGCTGTTTCCCCTTATTTAATTTTAAGATCCTTGATAAGGCGCATTACTTCCTCTTTCAAGTATCTTTCTACTTTCTTGTTGCCTTGTGCGTCTTTTGCTATATCTAACAACTTATGACCATGCTTCATATTCATCATGCCTTCATAAATTGCTTTAGGATATGCATTTGGTGCGCTCGGTTGAGCAACAATATCCACCGTGACTATTTCAAAGTCACTCACTTTGCCGTCCATGTCGTTTACATTACCTGATCCACGACTTGAAACGCCTAGTTTCACTCCACTCTCCAACATAGTAGCTACTAACTGCCCCATTGGAGTTGGTAAAATCTTTAATTTACCGAATCCATTAGCTCCGTCCATCCACATTTGAGTAATCATATGTGATACACGGTCTAAATTAATCTTTAAATCATCTGGATGATCCACTTCACCTAATACTGAATGTCCTTCAGCGATTTGTGAGTTTAGTGTTTGTACTGCGGCTTCGATTTCGGAAACAGGGTAAATACGCTCATTAGCGTTTTTTACCCCGCCCTGAATGAAAATACCTTTCATGTAAAGGTTTTTCTTATCGCCCTCACTTATACTCTCGACTACCATACTGGCACGGTCGAAAGATAAGTGTTCTTTGAGATACAAAGCCATTGCTCTCAGATCCTTTATACTCTACGCTTAGTAGAAGTTTTACGTGACTCAGCTACTGGACTCTTAGTTCCTGTTGCGCCGTCTTTAGTCACTGGTTTTGGTGTGCTTTCTAAGTCTGCATTGTTTTGTGCAGGAGCATTTTTCCACTTAGTTGCATCTTTAACTTGTGTTTCGCCCTTTGAATAAATGTTACTTGGTTTCTTAGGACTTGTTGGGTTAGCTTCTGCGCTACCACTGAACTTAACTGGCTTACTATCCATTCCAGCTTGACCTGAATTAGATGTTACAGTAGATTTAGTTTGTACACCGTTATCACCATGAGTTACAGGAACTTTCTTTAATGCAATGGCTTCCATCATTGGGTCTTCGTCCATTTCCATTTCGTCTAAGTCATCATGTTCTTGTTCCATGTCGTGAGTTAAGTCTTCACCTTCTTCTTCAGCTTGGTCATCAAACTCAGCATCAGATTCTTCACCATCACGGTCAGCCATAATTTCTTCAAATTCAGCCATCAACTCATCTAACTTGTCTTCTAAGTCAGTTACACGGTCTTCTAATTCTTCTTCTTCGTGGTCATCATCTTCACCGTCAATGTCAATGATTTCATCATCGCCATCATCGTCAAAGTCGATTTCTTCGTCTTCAGCTTCAACCATACCTTCGTGTTCTGCTGAGATTTCGTCCATCATTTGGCCTACTTGACCACCCATGCCGTCTTCTTCCATGTTTTCTTCGTCCATGATTGTCTCATAAATCTCGCGGGATTTTTCAACAACGATGTCGTGGAATAACGCACGTGCTTGTTCTTCGTTCTCATTGATAATCAAATCAATAAGTTGTTCAAATTTTTTGTTGTCCATTTATATTCTCCTAAGTAATGGCTTTGTAGAATTATTTAGTGCGTAGTTATACAAACTACTCAATAAGCACGTATTTTTTACGTTTTTAGGAGAGATAATGGTTTTTAGAGAGTGGGTTGAGCGGCTCCGGCTGCGGCCGCACTTGCCGCGCCATATTGTTCTTGTACTTTTTTCATGTGCATTTGTTTTTCGTAATTACGAACATCCATCATTTTTCGTAATTTTCTGATTTGACGTAATGTTAATTTTGTTTTACGGCTTTCTTTCCATTCAGGTCTACTGTTGTCACTTGCAACATCTTGATAGCCTTCTATGGCTTTGTCGAACATTTCCATTAATTTCATAGATAGTATTTATCTTAAACTGGTGTTCCTGTTGGAGCAGGTGTTCCCGCTGGTTGATTGCCTGCTTGTCCTCCTACAACTGGACCTGCAACATCAAGTCCACCTGTCTCATCACCCTCTGGTGGAGGATTTTCAAGTTGGTCTGCTGTTTCTAAATCGCTATCAATACTTCCTGCATTGATACCAATATTACGTAAGTCTTCACCCTGTGGTTCTTCCGTAACATTTTTACCGTTTTCTTCACGCCATAATGTTTCGTTTTTGTTGATTTCGTCTTCAGTTAAACCTAAGAAACGTTCCATTGCAAAACGTTTACTGATGTAAGGAAACGCTTCCATCGTACTAAATGTATTAACACGTGCAGTATCTAACTCACTTTGACGATAACTTGCAAAGTTTTGCGGTGGATTAAATTCCATTGTAAACAATCCACTATCAATATTAAAACCTCTCCAACGCAAGAATAGTTTGAATTCTTCATC